GGTGTTGATGCAGCACGGTTACCCACAATATGTGTGTGGCTAGAGTTTGTTGTAGTACGAGTAGGTACAGTATGGTAGTGGTCGCCTACTCCATCAATGGTGTGTGTATGAGAACCAGTAGTGTTAGTTGAAGCACCGTGGGAGTGGGATGGCATTTCATCAGTTGTCAACGTATGTGTTTTTGCACCACCAGTTTCACCCAAAGCATCAAACTCTGTTTGACCAGCATCGCGACCAACAGGAATACGACCTTTTAGGTCAGGCACACGGAAGTGAGTTGTCCCCGCACCACCCGAACCGTTTGTGTTTGCGCCATAAGGAAAAACAGTTCCATTAGTTGTCAAAACATTATACAAAGCAGTGTTGCTAGCAATAGCAACCTCTGAACCATCACACAACAACCAACCAGTTGGTGCGGTAGCACCAGCATACTGATTAATGGAACCAGTAGGAGTTAATTTCTCCAGCAAAGCATCAGCAATCTTTGCTTCAGTTACAGCATCATCCGCAATAGCGGATGTACCAGCCTTGACAGTGCCATCAATCTGAACAAGGTTAGTATCAATAAAGTTTTTGATAGCAGTAAAGTTTGCGTTGACATCACCTGCGATAGCGCGTGAACCAGCAACAAACGAATTAGGAATAGTTAAAGTAGCCATAATTATCCAGTCACCCTCTTAGAAGTAAATTTATAACCAATACTGTTGATGCCCCATTCATCACCGATAGGACCCTCAAACAACAACTGCACAGCCTTGCATAATCCCAGATTACGCCCCTTGACTATGCGACTTGATTCTGGGTTAGCAGCCCAATAAGAACCATAATCAGAAGCAGGCGAAGCCTGATTCCAAAAATCCTCATCCCACGCAAAACCAAAAATCTCAGGTTGCAACAAATTGAAACGACGACGTTCACTGGTTTCATCAAAATCATGGTAAACACCAACAATAATGGTTTGTTCATCTGTTGATTCTTTCACAACAAAATCAGGTCGCCTAAACATTTTGCGTTGCATATATGTACCAGCATCAAACCATTTAGTGCGGTAATAAGAAACATAACCTTCTTCAGTTCCAGTAATGTTGTCCATAGCATTACCGAAAATATCAACAGACATAATAGCATTAACTGTTGGATGAATAGCCAAATAAATTGGGTCACCCGAAGAATTCATAAAATCACAACCACTCATCAAACCAGCATTATCGGCGGTAGAAAATTGAATAAAGCAATTCAGTTGAGGGTCAAAAACAAAATTAACCGTGGGAGTAGAAACAGACGTTGTTTTAGAATAAGGCAAAGAAATCCAAACACGTTTACGAATATATCCAACAGAAATAGATTCCTCAGAACCAGTATTAACCTGATTCAAGTCAATCAAAGAACGAATAGGTGCAGTTAAGTCACGCAACTGAGAACCATCATAATAAAAAAAGCCGTGTTCATTAGACCAAAAATAAACACCAGTTTCACTAACAACCATATAATTATGGTCCTCACAACCAACAGTTGTGCTAATTTCAACAACATTAAAAGTATCGGTATCGTAACCAACCAAAGCATAAATAGCCCGCGGTTTAAAAATTAACAACTGTCCCTGCACTGAAACAATACTTCTAATCCCTTCGCCACCACCAATGATGTCAATGTAATGGTCATAGTTCCATTTCGTTGGAATACCTTCCAACGACCAACGCAACCTATTAGGGTAATAATTAATAGGAGTAGAAGCGTTAACAGCAGGTGGCTCACTAACAGAAGCAGCAAACATTTTATTAGCGTGGACAACAAGGTGTTCAGCCTGCGGTTGAACAGTGCCAGCAGCAGCAGCAGTAGCCTGCCAAGGTTGACCACCTTGACCAGCACGAGTAATTACAGTCGCATAATTATCTGTAGTATTCCAAAAATAGTTACCACTAGTAGCAGTACCGCCAGTAGCAATATATAAAGTTTTATTCCAACCAACAGGACAAGGACCATGTGTAGTAGTAGACGCAACAGGAACACCATCAGAAACTTCAATACGAGTTAAATTGCCACCAGTAGAACGATAAATATGTTCCTCTGTAGTAAAAATAATTGTTGAAGTATCGCCATAAAAAGGCATCACCTTTTTAGGTTTCCAAGTAGAACCAAAAGTATAAACAGTAGAACCCTGTGCATGACGCAAATAACCATCATTAGGATTAATACGGCGCATTGCACCACGACTAAACAAACCACCTCTAGGGTCAATTTCAAGATTCATCATCTGAGGTGACTCGTTATCAGCCAACTGAAACTGGTCAGACCTAAGATTTATGCCACCAGAAAAGTCTCTCTGCTCAAAAATGTTTATAGACATAATCAGCCCAGACTTTTACCAAGACGCTGCAACCAGCCTTTTTCAGAAGGCATGTTACGTGTCAAACCACTAGACAAAACAATAGGGTGATGAGCCACAGGCTCCATCACATTCTTGCGCGCTAACGCAACCCCCTCATCAAAAGACTGCTTATAGAGTTGCGCCATCGTTGGGTCTTCCAACTGTTGATAAATACGACTGCAAGCATAATAAACCAAAGGGAAATGCAAATTAGGGCTAGCATCTACATCACCCTCATCAGTTTGCCAATCAAACGGTTCACGATAACCCCTACAAACAAGAGTACGAGTAGACTCAGGCTTAGGATACAAATGAATTTGACCAGCCCAAACAGAATAAAACAAAGGGTCACCATTAGTATCATACGCACCAATATATGTTGATTCAGCCTCATCATAACCAATATTAGCCAAACGCACACCAGTATTAGTGTTATCAACAATACTAGAAACCTGACTAAGAGTATCGCTAGTTAAATCAGCAATAGTGTAAGCCCGAACACCAGTACGAGCCTGAAAATTAAAAGAAACCTCAAGAAACGTCCAACGTTTCTCCAAATCTAGGATGCGGTAATAACCATCCCGAATATATAAATCTAAAATAGAATCAGGAACATCATCAGTGTCAAGGTCAGTAATATCTCTAATGGTTTGACGCAGAGTATCTGCGTTCATAGTCACATAAGCCATTATTCACCGTCCTGTTCAACCACATCCTTAGACTTCAACTTAACACCCGCAGACCGCAAATGCCCTGCACACAAGTCATGTCCCTGCACACGGTTGCCCTCACATGTGTCATTTTTGGCTGAACACTTGTTTCCACGCCCCACATAGGGGCGTGAAGGAGGCGCAATACGGGAATCAGTTATAAGACTCTGCCTAGAAGAATTGGCTGGCTGACCATACAAAGCATGGGCGGGGACAGAATCCGAATTGCGATTATAAGAAGTTCTACTCATCATATATAGATACTTTGTTCTATTTCTTTATGTTTCGTGCTTTACCAGCAGCCTTGGTGCCTTTGACGGTTTTGGTTCCCTTGATTACCTTTTTAGCACCTTTAGCAATTTTGCCGTAAGGTGCAAAGTTCATCGTGGTTGTCGTCGCAACGTCCTTCCATCCCTTCGAAGGGTCTCCAACAGTCCATTTGCCGTATTCTTCAACACCACGTTTAGTGGTGGTGCCAATCTTGCGAACAGACTTCTCCGCAGAGGACCGCAAACCAGCACCCTTAGAGGAGTCAGTGGGACGCTTGTTTCCACTGACAGCCCTTTTAGTTTCTTTGACAACATATTCACCAAATCGAACAATGTCATCAACAGGGTTTAAATCAATTGCTGGTTTACGGTTCCTTCTAACAGCCATAATTACTTTCGGAAAGAACCACGTGTTTCGCGGTATTTATCAAGACGACGTTTTGCTTTAATTTTATCTGCACCTTTAGCATTGCGCCAATTCTTCAAAAGTTCTTCTTCTTTAGCCTTTTGCTTAGAATAAACATTGCGCATACCGCCCTCAATTTTTCGTGAATCCTTAATTGCTTCAGCCTTTTCTTTAGCCGTAGGAAGACGAATACCTTGCTTTTCTTTACGATAACGATTAAATGCAGGGTCCTTAGCAATCTTTTCTTTTACTTCAACACGACGAACCTGACTTCTCGTATTGCGAAGAATACGATTATTGTTTTCTTTTGCTTTCTGTGCGCGTGCAGCAGCAGCATCGGATTTTGTAATATCAATCTTTGCTTTTTCGGCAGCCTTTTGAAACGCTGTAGATGACTTACTTTTTGCGGGGGTTTTAATAGAAGTCTTTAAACCTTTATCTGCAATCTGTTTAGCCATAGAAGGATTACGTCGAGTAACGGAACGTGCTGTTTTTTTACCAACAGCCTTTAAACCTTTGCCAAC